AATGTTTTCTGTCTTTCTGATATGCTGGTTCATTTAATACGTTATTTGTCTTGTATTCGTCACGGTTTAATGTAGTTGTAACCTCATTTCCCATATATCCCGTTTTAGTGTCAACTACATCAGCATAAAAATCATGAGCTAGTTTTTCATTGACTTTTACGTAATTTGAGACTTTATGATTATGTATAGGGACATCGGTAAGTGTGTATCTATTCCAGAGCTTTTGGCGTTTAGATCCTTCATCTGCTCTATGCTCTCGTATGAGGGTAGCCAACATCTTGGATGTTAACCCATCAGAATTGTTTAACATTGCTCTTAAAATGTCTTGTGTTGTCTGCATTACTACCTCATGACAGTAATTCTATCATGATTTTTAGACATTGTCATTCAATTTGGTATTATTTACCTTGTATAGTGGGTTATTTCGCCTATCTCTTTATATTAGCACTAATAACAGGGGATGATTTTCTACGGATCGGATCTACTCCATAGCGTAGCGCATCCATAGCGTGATTGTAATCGTCAACCGGTTTTGGCTCGAAATTGCCGTCTTTATCTTGGCTCCACACATATTCTTGTAATTCAATGAGAGTGTTTGCACTTTGTCTTGTAACGTGTAGTTTTTTGCCTAATAACCAGTCTATACCAGCTCTTATGCTATCAGCACCTTTCTGGACACCAATACACCTAACCCCAGCCATTTTTAACTCATGGATACTCTTTGGTTCTGCTGAATCTGCTTGTGTTAGCTCTTTATCTATTTTAAAGATCTTCATTTTTCTTGCAATCTGTTGATTTGTTAGTTCTCGCTCATATAGCAATTCATGGATATATACGTCGTCACCGTTTATATATATATCTAATAATGCTGCTGGATCTACTGAGAATCCAAAGTCTAGACCGGGAGATCTTCTTGAATGTCGTTTAACTTCTTCTGGAATTTCGTCTATTATATCCCAGTTCTTAAAGATAGCACCTACAGAATCACCATATTCACCTAATAGAAAACGGCGTTTCTTATCTTCTGGTAAATGTTCTAACATTTCAATATAATCTTCGGGGAGGTTTTCTATATTATCACCAGGGTTCATTCTCAGATAAGCGTATTTATCAGCATTAGACAGTTTTTCACCTGTTTCTGGGTCAATGCCCTCTATAAATTGCTTATAGCTCCAGTGATGTTTGGATGGTGGGTTACAGTCAAAATATGCCTTATTCTTCAGCCCTTCTACCTTTTGAGCTAATCTTGTTAATACTGTTGTTATTGTGCCGTATCCGATTTGGGACATCTCATTAAAATAGATCGTGGCATATTCTCTACCTAGTATTTTATCAACACGGTCTTTATCATCAAGCCCGTCAATCCATATCTCTGAGCCGTTAATATCTATATAATGGTCTGTTTGGTTCCATTTGGCTATTTTGCCTAATCCCATTAGATTAATGATTGTCGGCATGGTGTCAAGCCATATTGCAGTTTTAGCATGTGCAAATCTTAGCCTTGCTATTAAATGTCTACTACCCGGATATTTTAAAGCTCTTAGAATGATGTTATATATAAACAACCACGTCTTCCCAGACCTAGCACCGCCATAGAACATTACTCTTGATGCATTTGAAAGTAATATTTTATTAGCATCCTTCTGCTTCTCTGTCCCTATTTTTTCAATGGTTAATGGTGCTATTGTTATTTCATCAGACATCGGCATTTGTGCCATTAAGCACTATATTAACGCCACCTGTTAGCCCTACATCCTGCTTATCATGGTATCCGTGCTTCCCTAATACAAGCTTAGTTATCTGACTATTAAAGTCACCTGTTAGCCCTTTATTAAGCAATACTTTCTGCTGTTCTCGCTTAATAGCCTCTAATATGTAAAAAAACTCTGGGTATTCTTTCTCCCAATCATACAATAAAGTCCTACTAACATCTAATACAGATGCCAGTCCAGCAATAGATGGAATGACATCACCATAGGTTTCATAACTCACTATATATTGCTTTGCTTTGTGTACTAATTCCTCTGTATATTTAGATGGTCTACCACCTGCATGTTTCTCGCTCATAAATCTATTGTATCATTTTATCGGCATTCTTTCAAGTTTTTCATTTATCGCTTGAATTATGAACTGAGACATGCTTATACAAAAATAATCAGCAGCTTTTTTTATACGCTCTTTGAATACCTTTGGCATATGTAAATTAAATTGTTCTCTCATCTCTATTCTCCTTAAAATTTATTTTATCCAGTGCCGGAGTTGAACCGGCGAGCTGTTCAGAGTAATCCAGAACAGTATTTAGTCCATAATTGATTAACCTCCTCAGATTCGGTATGACTCCCAATTGTTGATATTTCTGACTCATAGCCATTGTTGTTTAACCATGTTACGAATTCTTCTGCTTCTACTGCATCCGCTTCTACATAAATTATACCCATCTTTTATCTCCTTAACCTACTTTAAATATACTACATCTATAGTAAATCGTCTATATCTATTGAAGAAATAAAAGGCTTTTCTTGTTTTTTTATTATAACTATTTAACAGAAGTTACATTTGCTTTTGAATATGCATAATTCCCGGCGGTTTTTGCTAGTTCGTTTCTGCCTACTAATACAACATCTTGCCCCATATATCAACACCTCATTATCTTTAATTTATCACGTCCCATTTATGGTCTCGGTGCTGTGAATAGACTTATACTAAAATGCCCCTGCTCTCTTAGCGGGATTCCAGCCCCATAAGTTGCCGATGTATAAACAGCATTGCAAGTTACTATTCTCCCCTCTTCATCCGAACCGTCTAAATCATCCCCTGATAATAGGAATGTATTAGAAGTGCTTGGGGTTACTATTGATACATCCTTTCTAGAATTGATTATCTTTCCTAATAAGTCAGTTAATGTCCATGTTACACTTGTAGGAGTAACTGCTGTTCCATCTTCACCTGTATATGTAAATGTGATTGTTGCTGAACTTCCATCTTTTGGCGTAATATTTATAGTCTGCATTTAGCACCCCTCGCCTGTTATTGTAACACCTGAAGTGGAACCTGTCAAAGTTACACCACTTACCGAACCTGTTATAGCTACACAAACTATTCCGACGGCTGCTTCACCTTTTATTGATATAGTCCCAGATAATAGAGATGTACTATTTGTAGATCCACTTAGGGCTTTTGTAAGGTTTATTGAACCACTTAAATCTGTAACAGTATTAGTCCTGCCAGCTATTGATTTAGTTAGCTTGATTTCTCCTGCTAATGCTGTTTTACTATCTGTTGACCCTGATACCCCCCTTTTTATTATGATATTACCGCTTAAGGCTGTTATACTGGCTGTTGATCCTGTAAACGGTCTTTCTACGCTTAACGATCCTGATAACAATGACACAGAGCCAGTGCTACCAGATATTGGTCTTTTCACACTTATAGAACCCGAGAGCAAAGATACGCTGTTTGTACTCCCTGATATCTCGATAGCACCTTTTATACTGACAGACCCAGACAACAAAGAAACTGAATTAGTTGATCCAGATATTGATTTAGTTAGATTGATAACTCCACTTAATGCAGATACGCTGTCAATAGTTCCAGATATTGACCTTTTTATATTGATTGATCCTGATAACGATGTAGCAGAATCAGTAGCCCCTGATATTGGAATGTTTGTATCTAAACTTCCATTTGTCCATGTTCCCCAGAATGTGGAATTATCATTAGTCATATCATAAAATTCTTTTATCCATGCTATGGATACATTCGAATTGAATAATTGTGACTGGTTTAATTCTCCGTTTAATGCTCTAGCTGTTGAATATGTTGATCGCCCATAATCCAACGGGGTTGCAGATGCATATAATGCGCCTGATATTGCACTACCAGAGCCGTCCACTTTTGCTGCTCCATTGACAGATAACTGCGGGATTTCTCCTGATGCCCAGGTAAAAGCCAACATTTTCCACGTATCTGCGACTAGAGGACTTGTCCAATTGTTCGCATCTATATCAATCCCATTATCAGACAATAAAAGCTCAATCGTGTCACTATCATAACTATCTATTAAATATGATCTGTTACTGTCTGTATTATATTTTTGAACAATAGAAAATCTATCTGCGATGCTGTCTGGTCTGATCCATACGATATACGTTAATGCAGAGCCAAGATCTTGACTACTTGCATCTGCTACTCGTGC